TTATTGTAAATGGCGGACCAAACTTACAAATATGTGATTCTGATTTAGGAAGGATAGGAACATTAGGTATGTATGGAGAGAAAATAAATGAAAAATACATATATCATTTAATAACGGATAAAAGAACATTTTGTGTAAATGGCGTAAAATATTACGATTATAATGGATGCATCGATAGACATCTCGATTTAGAAAAATATAGATTATTAAAGGCATTCATATAATTTTTATATCTACAAAATATATATAATATGGAGTTAAAGATATTTGGTTACCAACTTCGTGTAGAACTCATTATAATTGGTTTAATTGTCTGGGCTTTATTAAGCGGCCATCTATTATGCTCGTGCAGCAAGATTAGTGCCCAAGAAGGTATGGCTGTTATGGGCGCGGCATTAGATTGGACTATGGGAAGTGATATTTCTAGCAGCTGGACTACCCGAGCGGATACATACGCCAAAAGCATGGGATACAGCAGTACTCAATCGAAGTGGTCTCAGTACAAGGGAACCCCCGTCCCTTTACCCGAAGGAGAGATGTATATGTTCGCCGACAATGAATTCAAGCCTGAATGCTGCCCTTCCACCTATTCTTCCAGCACTGGATGCGCATGTATCACACAAGAGCAAGTAAACTATATTAACCAACGAGGTGGAAATCGTACGATGGCACCCGCCGAGTTTTAAAGTATTTTGTTGATTCTGGCAATAACATCATCGACATTAAAGTTATAATTATAAAATAAAAACATAGCTTATTATGTTTTTATTTGTTTTAGATAGAATAGAAATATTAGCATTTGTGTATAGACCTAACATCCTGTGTCAGATGTATTATCTCCAGTTTTCTTTTCGATCGATGTAATGTATTTAATACACATACTCTTGGACAACTCGCTACAGTTTTCTTGACATACTACATCACAAGTTACATTATATTTAGATACGACATGTGATAAAATAGGAACATAGTTATTATATCCGTTTATAAAATATACATTTGATAATCTTAATGGCTTGTCAACTTGATCGTTGTGTATAATTTTATTATCAGCCGTAGCATAAAAATTAGATAATGAAATAAAATGTTTAGAGTTATTACTGTCACATAAAAATGTTTTATTGTTAATCTCAAGACAATACCCTCGTAATGGAACTGTATATTTATCATCTGTTATTTTATAGACAAATGGACAAATATTCTTAAGATTATACATTTCAATTTGAACGAGTCTAGAGATAAGATGTTTTCCAGTCACCATTATACACCTAAATAATATAATAAATAAAAAAGAGTTTTTATATTATTATTTTAAATGTTTATAAAGTTAATGCTAATGTTTATTTAATGCTAATGTTTATTTAATGCTAATGTTTTTATTAGATTGTTTACACATACAATCCATATACTGGTGTAGACTTTTCGTCTTTCTTAATCAACTTCTTTACGATATCAGAAGTTACTGTATATGGGAACTCAACCTTGAGAGTCATCTCTTGCTCAAACAACTTGGAATCTGGCTTCATCAATCTGTAAAGATTAAGCTTGGTATAAATAATTTCCAAACTTCTCTTTAGATTTCTAACACCCTTTTCCCCTTCCGTGTAGTTTTCCACAATATAATCAATCGTATCGTCTGGAATGATAATATCTTCACTCTTGAAATTCACTTGTTCAATAATCTTAGGAATCAAGTAATTCTTCGAAATGGTACGCTTGTCCTTCTTTTCATATCCAGCAGTTTGAATCTTATACATTCTATCCAACAGAATTGGGTTGACACGAGATTCATCATTATAACTGAAGATAAACAAACACTTGCTTAAATCGAAATCAATCTCCGCAAAATACTTGTCATGAAACTGACTGTTTTGTGTGGTATCCGTAAGATGTGTTAGGATACCCGCAATCTCTTCACCTTTTGGAGTGTCGCTGATTTTATCCAACTCGTCAAAGTAAATGACTGGATTCATTGACTTGGTTTTTACTAAGATGTCTACAATCTTACCCCAAGTGCTACCTTCGTATGTATAGCCATGACCTTCTAGAAAACTGCTATCCGTCGCACCACCTAGAGCAATAAACGCAAACTCACGGTTGAGGATCTTACTGATACCTTCCTTAACTAGGGTAGTCTTACCAGTTCCCATAGGCCCCTTAATAGCAATAGCTGTACCAACCGCATTTGGATTACTAATCCATTGACCAATCATTTGCATGATTTGAATTTTGGCATCATTTAAACCGTAAACTGCTTGGTCCAATACATCCTTTGACTTTGCCATATACTCGTGACATGCTTCAATACCGTTCGACATTGTAAGTGGTAAACTTCTATAACGATTGAACGGAATCTGCATAAATGTGTCGACCCAATTCTTTATCTTATAGTATTCGCCATTACCTGGGTCCATTGATCTAAGCGATGAAATTTTGTTAAGAGCAATCGACTTTAGATGGACTGGAATATCGGATTCTAAAAGAGTTAGGCGATATGGCTTTTGAACAATGTTAACCTTGTTAATTTCTTCTACTTCGCGAATTACTTTTTGTTGTTCTTCAATAGTCAACTTCTCCTTGAAGAATTTATAATCATTCATCAAACTCTTCTTGTTAACTAAGTTCTTGAATTTTTTGACATTTCGCGTCTTTTGAGACTTCATTTTCTTTTCGTGTTGTTTCTTTAATTTATTTTCCTTTGTCTCGAGATCTTTTAATCCATCCAACGCAATCTTGTTGGTCTTGTCTTTTTCTAGAATATCCGTAAATGTCTTTCGAATAGCATCAATTGTTTCTTGCTGTTTAGTCATATCCTCTTCCAATTTCGCATTTTTCTTGTTAGTTTCCACATCCTCGTCTTCTTCATCCTCTTCATCCTCATCCTCCTCTTCATCTTCATCCTCGTCTTCATCCTCGTCTTCATCATCATACTCATCCTCGTCTTCATAATCAGAATCATCCTCGTCTTCATCATCGTCGCGCATAGGATCACCAATGGTAAAGATAATGTTGAATCCTCTCTTTCCACGACGAGTTACTTCGACTTCACCATCTTCGTCTTCGTCTTCGTCTTCATCATCATCTTCATCCTCATCTACTGTTTCATACTCGCTCTCTTCCTCTTCCTCCTCTTCATCTTCAATGACTTCTACACGCGAAGATTTGTGATTAGATTTAGCACTCTTTTTATTATCGGGTTTTGTATTCTTCTTAGCAACAGCAGCGGTTTTTGTCTTCTTTTTAGTATTAGTATTCTCAACTTCCTCCTCCTCCTCCTCCGCCTCATCTCGCTCATCTTTTTCAATAGTTCTCTTCAATCTTTCACCACTAATGATTTTATTCTTTAGATTCTTAGAAGGGAATATTTTTTGTAGAAATTTTCTATACTCGTGAACATCCATAGCGTCCTCCTCCTCGCTTTCACTTCCACTGTGAGTGCTAGCATCATCATTATCACTGCTATCACTCTCCGAATTTTTTTTTAGTTTTTGTTCCAACTTACTAGAGCGTGTGTTGTAAACACGTCTAGACTGGTTATTTGATTTGTTGTCCTTTGAAATAGGCATTGTTAAATACTTGTTATAACATAATCAAATTTTAATATTTAACTTCAATTTTATTTATAATATTTTTGTCGAATAAATTAAAAAATTGACGATTTAAATCTAGTTAAATATAATATACTATTATAAGGAAGCATGGCGAACAAATTCAGAGAGACAATTCCCAAGAAGAAGAGTACCAAGATCATTGGTATTCAATTTAGTATATTGAGTCCAGATGAGATTCGCAAAGGTTCAGTTGCGGAAATTACATCGCGAGACACATATATTAATAATAAGCCAGTAATCGGTGGTCTATTCGACCCTCGCATGGGTGTTTTAGAACCTGGATTAATTTGCCCAACTGATGGATTAGACTACATGGAAACACCCGGTTATTTTGGACATATCGAGCTAGCCAGACCCGTGTTTTATATTCAATACTTAACAACCATTATAAAAATATTAAGATGTGTTTGTATTAAATGCAGCAAGTTGAAGATCAGTAAGGAAAATTACAAACAAGCACTTAAGTTAACTGGTGACGATAGATGGAATTACGTATTCAAGTTGGCTAGCGTAGTTGGTCGTTGTGGTGAAGATAGCGAAGATGGATGCGGCTGTCTACAACCGAAAAAAATCAGAAAGGAGGGTTTAGCGACGTTGTTTGCTGAATGGGACAATATCGATGGACTAACTGACGATGACAAAGAAAAATTAAATATGAAGTTAACACCAGAAATTGTATTGAAAATCTTGCGCCGCATATCTGACGACGATGTGAATTTCATGGGTTTTAGCCCAGTATTTTCAAGACCCGATTGGATGGTTTGTCAAGTATTGGCTGTCCCTCCTCCCGCAGTTAGACCGTCTATTAAGATGGATGGACAACAGCGCAGTGAGGATGACATTAGTCATATTTTGGTAAACATTATCAAGGCAAACAAGACACTTCAAGAGAAAATTCAAGAAAATGCGAATTCCAATATTATTGACGACTGGCACACCGTTCTTCAGTATTATATTGCGACACAAGTAGATAATAATATTCCAGGTGTAGCTTCCGTCGCACAGCGTTCCGGTCGTCCTTTAAAGTCCATTAAAGAGCGATTAAATGGAAAGGGTGGTCGTGTAAGAGGCAATTTGATGGGTAAACGCGTTGACTTTTCAGCTCGTTCTGTTATTACTCCTGATCCAAATCTGTCCATTCGCGAACTAGGTATTCCTCTCAAAGTTGCTAAAAATATTACTAAACCCGTGACTGTTAATGCTATGAACAAGCAATTTCTTCTAAAATTGGTAAGAAACGGGCCAGATGAATACCCTGGTGCGAAGATTCTAGAAAAGAAAAATGGAGAACAGATTACTCTCAGATACGCAGACAGAGAGAGTATACAACTCGAATATGGTGATATTGTTCACCGACATATGATGGATGGAGATGGTATTCTGTTTAACAGACAACCTACCCTTCATAGAATGAGTATGATGTGTCATATAGCAGTTATCATGTACAAGGGTGATACCTTCCGCATGAATGTTGCTGACACCAAACCATACAATGCCGACTCAAAATAACACCTCCATTGGGGTCGGAACAGGGGGACTGAAAAGGTTGCTACCCTCTAGTTAATTCTTTAAAAACGATATAAATATAATATAGTGCTATATTATAATGGAACTATCAAACAAGCAAAAACTATCAAACGAAATTATAGATGACGAAAACCTAAGATACTGTGAAATATACAAGCTTACCAATATTGACAATAATAAAATATACATAGGCCAAGCAGTTTCACACATACTTAATCACAAACGATATCGCCCATATGGTGGAGAAGGGCGATTAAGATATCATATATCAGAAGCATATTCCAATAAAAAAAATAAATGTCATTATTTAAATTCAGCAATTAAAAAATATGGTTGTTGTAATTTTAATCTAGACATAATTGATTATTGTGAATTAGATAATGCTGATGAATTAGAAAGTAAATATATTACCGAATATAATTCAATATATCCAAATGGTTATAATTTGAAAATAGGGGGTAAAACATTTAGACATTGTGATGAAAGTAAAAAAAGAGTATCTATTGGTGTAATGGAATATTATAAAGAATCAAAATTTCGCAAGTTTATGAATCTAAAATCTCTGGATAATGATTATGAAAAGTATATTAAACCATTAAATCGTGAAAATATTCAATATGGTTGGTATGTTTACATAAACGAAAATGGAATAAAATATAAAACAGATTTTGGAGGTTCTCATATAAGTTTGAATGATAGTAAAAAAATGGCACAAGAGTTTTTAAAAGAATTAGCGAAACGCCTTGATGCGGGAATCCCCTGAGAGCCTTAACTACCACCCTGTAATGGAAACATTATAAGGGGAACACGGTTAATAGCCGTACCCAATGGTAATAATGTTAAGGATTGGGCAATCCGCAGCGTTACTGTCTAAGTCCGTTATGATAGGATATGACAGGCGTTCAGAGACTGAACGGGTGTTGGTGAATGATGAAGGATTAATCATCCAGAGTTTGCTTAAGATACAGTCCGCCCCTATTGGAAACATTAGGGATAGAAGCACAGCATATTATGCTGTTAGCGTCGATGGAGATGAAATGAATTTACATATGCCCCAAGACGAGGAGTCCGAGGCAGAATTGAAAAATTTGGCAGCAGTGCCGTATCAAATAATTAGTCCAGCAAATAACGCATCGATTATCGGTGTGTTCCAAGATTCATTGCTAGGATCATATAGGTTCACAAGACCAAATATAAAGTTTGACCAAAGAGCAGCAATGAACTTGCTAATGGCATTTAATAAAGTAG